GTTAAATCTTCAGCTTCTGTTTTTGGATCATTCATGATATAAAAATATACGAAAGGAAAAATAATGGAAGAATTTAATGTAGTCTACAGGCTACAAAGACATTTGAAACAAGCTGTTGAAGATTGTCAAAACACAATCATGTCTGGTGTTGACACACTTGAAAAATATCAATATCTTGTGGGAAAAGTTCAAGCATTTGAACAAACATTACAGGAAATCTCTAACCTGCTAGAAAATAAGGAGCAAAAAGATGAGTAACGTAAAACACGCATTACAAGAAAAGTATAAAGAACAAGATAAAAAACAGGCTGAAGAAGATAAAAACAAAGTCAGAGCTGAAAATATTTCTGAAGAGTTATTAAAAAAACTTCCCACTCCATCAGGTTGGAGAATCTTAGTATTACCTTTTGAACCAAAAGATAAAACCAAAGGTGGTATTATTATTGCTCAAGAATCATTAGACAAATTACGAATAGCTACAAATTGTGGTTATGTCATCAAGGTTGGACCATTGGCCTATAAAGACGAAAATAAATTTTATACAGGTCCTTGGTGCAAAAAAGGTGATTGGGTAATTTTTGCTCGATACGCCGGATCACGTCTCCCTATAGAAGGTGGAGAAGTGCGATTACTAAACGATGATGAAGTCTTAGGGACAATTGAAAATCCTGAAGATATTCTACATCATATTTAAACATAGGAGAAAACTATGCCCGAAGAACTAAAACAAGAAGAACCGATGATTGATGTCGGTGAAACAGAAGGAGCAGAAATAGATTTAGAAAAAGATAATTCTGCACCAGAACAAAAAGAAGAACTACAGGTTGAAGAAACGACCGATTCGGGAGAAGATACAAAACAAGAAACTGAAGAAACAAAAGAAGAGACATCACAGAAAGAAGAACTTGAACAATATAGTGAAGGTGTCAAAAAAAGAATTGCAAAACTTACACGTAAAATGCGTGAAGCAGAACGTCAGAAAGAAGAAGCGATAGCTTATGCAAAATCAGTAGCGGATAAAACAAAACAACTGCAAGATAAATATCAAGACTTGGACACGAATTACGTATCTGAGTTTGAAAACAGAGTTAAATCTAATCTTGAAGCTGCTAAAATTAAATTGAAATCGGCTATTGATACACAAGATGTTGACGGTCAAATCGCAGCACAAACAGAAATAGCAGCTTTAACGATGGATGCTGCTAGACTTAATCAAGTAAAAGCTCAAAAACCAACTCGATCTCTACAAGAAGAGGACAAACAAGTTGAACAGCCACAGGGGGGATATGCCAATGCAGCGCAGTTAAAACAAGCGGCACAACAAATGGACCCCAAGGCAGAAGCTTGGGCAGCTAAAAATACTTGGTTTGGCACTGATAATGCTATGACTTATACAGCATTTGACATACATAAGAAGCTAACAGAGGAGGAAGGATATGATCCTTCTAGTGATGAGTATTATCAAGAA